TGAGAAAGTAAAGATGGTGTAGGTGCAGTTGTTGCAGTAACTGTTTGAGAAGCACTTGGTACACCTCTTAATATATCACTAAAGAACCCTAATCTTTGGAAAGGTTCATAAGCTTGCTGTAAATCAGATTGTCTCTGTGCATCAAGCAATGCCTGTGCTTGTCCTTGTTGTAAAGAACCAATACCTAATAAGTTAGCTATATCTTGTTGACCTAACCTTTGTTGTAATTCACCCAATCCTGCTCTTTGTCCTGCTAACGCTCCAGCTAAACTTCTTTCTCTTATTTGAGCATCAGCTAAATTACGAGCTTGTTGTAAAGCTGACTCAAACCCTGCTGCCCTCAACTGACCAGACTGTTGACCTATTCTATCTAAAGTATCACCTGCTAATAAAGCACTTGCAATACCTGATCTTGAACCACCGAAAGCACCTGAACCAACTACGTTTCCTGCAAGTTGGTTTTGAGCCATGGCTCCTTGTCTTAATAAATCTTGCTCTGTGGCTTTTATGACTTCGTCTGTAAAAGGATTCATAAATCTAGCGATACCCTCTGGACTATAAGCCTCAGTTACAGAAGGCTGATCTCTTATTGCATCAAGTTCTTTTTCTGCACCTGTTAAAAAAGGTTGAAACCCACCTATGCCCTCTTTAGTCATCGTTACAGCTTTTTGTTGTTCAGGGGTAAATCCAGCTATTTGTATATCAGGTATGTCTATTTCTTGTCCTGATTTTTGATATGCTGACTCTAATAACTTACGAGCATAATCCTCTAAAAAAGGTGCTTGTCTATTTATTACGGTTTGTTCTGTTGTTGCCATTACGCCATCCTCGCATTTTGATCAGCTCTTTTTTCAAAAGCTCTCATTATTCCTTCCATAACTTTTGCTCCTCGATCAGGATTATTACCTCCTGTAGGATCAGCACCTGCTACTGCTTTTCCTGTTTGAACAAATTCTGTATTAGAAAGTAGTGTTGGTATCTTATCGTCTCTTGGACCTCCTGGACCAGTAATATATCCACCATAACTTGCTCTTAAAAACATATTACGATTTAAAATATTATTTAATAAAGCTTCATAATCAACATCAGCCAATAATTTCTGAGGATCAGTTGATGGTCTTTGTTTTTCTAAACCAATCAACTGATCTTGAGGAGGTAAAGCTAACTCAGGTGGTCTTTCTGGGTTTTCTCCTCTTGCTAATGCAGCATAATAATTGTCGACTATTTGTTGTTTAGATAAGCCTTCTGTTTTTACTTCAGGAGGTTCAGCAAGTTTTGCTATCTCTTGTCCTACTATAGGTGATAGTCCTGCAGTTATAACTTGTGGTATTGTTGCACCTGCACCTGATAAAGCACTTGCTATACCTTGAGATGCTACTGGTGGACCAGTTACAGCGAATTTTGCTCCTGAACCAAGAGTAGATCCTACAGTGGGTACACTTCCTCCACTAAACCCTGCTACTGCTTTGTCTATCTCTGGAGCAACATATTTTCCTCCAACATAGGCAACACCTGCATTTACTAATGCTTTATCAACAGGTTGACCTGCTGCTAATGATCCAAGACCAGAGCCTATTGCACCTCCGATTCCTGGAGCAATAATATTACCAACGATTGCACCAATAGTAGGTAAGAACTTTTTTATGCTTTTAAAGAAAAATTCTGGCTGTCCTGTAACAGGGTTTTTAGAATTTAGTTCATTACCAACAATATAGCTTTCTGGGTTTTCTATACCCACAGCTTTCATTTGTTTAAATAAATTACTTTTTAGCTTTGGATTGGCATCTAAAACTTCTTTTGGTATTACTGTTTCACCCTCTGAAGCGTGAACAATATAATTATCTTCGAAGCGACCTAAACTTGCTAATCCAGTAGCTACATTTTCAAGTGGTGCCATCATCATATCAACATACCCTATTTTTTATTTTCTTACAATCATTAAGTAACAATCTTTATTGTTCCACTATCATTATATAATGCCCCTGATTCTAAGCCAGTAGCACTTGTTGGTAAATCGGTTAATGTAATTTTCGTTGCTCTTAGTTCTCCTGGATTTCTTTCTTGTGTTATAAATATTTCTAAAGTACGAACTAAATCTTCTACATATTCTCTTGTTATCTGTTCTGGAGGTTCTGGTAATCTTGGTGCTGGTATGCCAACTAATGCCATTATCTTCTCCCATCTTCCCTTATATCAACTCTTGGTGTTCCCATTTTAAACTTACAACCTAATGCATTAGAATCAAGTCTTATTGCAAAAGATCTTCCTCTAATTCTGTAATCGAGTTTATTTGTAAATTGTTCAACTGGACTTGTTGCTGTTCTTGTTGTTGTACCAGTACCTGTTTGGGAAAAGTCTTCTCCAGGAAAATCTCTTGCTTTAACTGTAAATGTAGCGTTTGGAGAACTACCTGTAACAGAACCTGTAAAACTTAAATCTGGTATAACTCTTTTTATAAAAGCAAACTTTTCTCCATCTCCCATATCCATAGGTGATGTTTCGATAAAAGAGGTCATAGCACTTCCATCATCGTCGAAACCAAGTTCATGATTAAAGACATATCCACCTCCTGCAGCGAGTGGAAAATTTCTAATACCTCTATCTAGCCACGCTGTTCTTGTTAAAGTTCCGTAATACCAAACTTTTTCATTATAGTTCCATACAACATATTTATTACATTCACTAGAATCAGCAGATGGGTAAAACCACCAAACTTCTCCAAACTCTGAATTAATACCAGATACAACTTTGTCTCGTTGGGCTAGATTAAAATCTAAAAAGACTTTATCTTTTACTGTACAAGGTAATTGTGCAGTTTGTCCAGCATGAACATAAAAGTTATCTATTCCCATCCAATATACAACATCTTCTGTAGCAATAGCTGAAGCAGAAGACATTATTGTAATATTAGATGCTAACTGTGATATACCAAAAGTAAATGGAGCTCCTATAAATCGCATAGAATGTAATGATTTATCTGTAAAAACTAATATCTCTCTTTTTGTTTCTACAGCTTGTACAAAAGTAGATCCTGCACCCAGTCTTAAATCTCCAGCAGTATTCGTTGCAGTCGGAAACCAATCTACTGGATTTTCTTGGCTACTAAATCTAATAAGTAATGGATCTTGGGTTCCATCGCCTTGTGGTGCAGATGAACTTCCACCAATACCATCACACCCAAAAGCTATTACATGACGATCTATATCAGATACTAATACTTGTTTAGCTACAGTAGGAACACTTTTTTCTCCACTAAATGTGTTAGTAGCACTTAATTCAACACCTCGACTAGATAATCCTAAACTCTTGTCCCAATAAAATAACCCACCATCTTTTATATTAATTATAAGATCTTCACCAAAGTTATCATGTGACCAAAGACGTATTTGAGTTGTAACTGTAACTGTTGCTGCATTGCCCCAACCTACATAATCATTATCTGAATTAGCATTACCAAAAACTAAAAATACAGTAGCTCCATTTGCATGAGTAGCAGCATCAGTTACCACATTAGATGTAACTGCATTTACTGTTATAGTTGTACCATCGGCTTGTGTTAAAGTATCATTTGAACCACCATGTGCAGCAGTATTTACATTACTACTTGCTCCAGTTCCTGCATAAGCTCTAACCACAGTTAAATCATTAGTAGCGACATTAGTAACTAACATTAGTTCATTATCTACAAGTATAACGTCATTAGTAGCTATGCCAGTACCACTTGCAACAGTTAAAGTTGTATCAGAGTTACTAAATGTACCACCCTCGTTAATTGTTGTTTGTAAAGCACCATTAGTAATACCATTCCATGTACCAGCACCAAAACCAGTACCTCCAATAACTTGATCTAATCCTACGTTAACTTGATAATCACCATCTACACCAGAGCCACCATTACTACTATCAGAAGCAGTTGCTAAAACATTTAAAACGATTGTATATCTATTAGCATCTAATATATTAATAATTTGATGTTCTTTTTCTAAAATTGCTTGTGTTATATTTCCTCCAGAACCTAGTCCATCAGCATGAACTCCTGAGAACGTAACAAAATCATTTTCAACTGCTCCATGACTCGTGTCTGTAACAGTAACAGTTGTTGTTCCAGCACTTGTATCATTTGCTGAGGTAGATGCAGAAAATGTTATACTATTTGTAGAGACCTTTCTAATAGGCGTTATGTCATTAAAGATTGTACCCTCTTCAATATAATATTTAAGATGTGTGCCAATACCAAGAAAATTAGAACTATCTAATCCTATCCAGTTGTGTAATCTTCTAGCACTACCTAAGTATTGATTAGGAGAATACTTTTCCCAACCACCAAGTTTTTCTGGAAACCCCATACGAAAACGTATTTTATCACCATCAAAATAACCACCCTCATTAGAATAAGATGTTACCTCTCTATTAATTCCTGCTCTAAATTTTAACGCTTTTATCATGCTGTTGCTCCAGTTAAACTACCACTGCCACTTGATGTTACATTACTAACGCCTTGAATAGATTTACCACTTGCACCACCAGAAGCTCCACTTGTGCCATTTGTTGGTGCTGTAGCTGGATAACTTACGCTTGTACCAGAACCATTACCTCCAGTTCCACCATCTGATCCTGCTGCTCCAAAAGCACCACCATCTCCACCAGTCCCACCTGCACCTGCGTTATTTGAACCAGCACCACCAGAAGCCCCAGACCCAGCAGATTGATCATAACCTTGACCCACGCCACCTGCTCCACCAGTGCCACCATTTTGTGTCACTAACGGAGTTCCAGAAACAGACATACTTAAACTATTATAATAATAATTTTGATTATTTGAAGTTGTACCATAAGCAGTAAAATAATAAGTTGTACCTGATGCTATATTAACAGTGCCACCATTACTTATTGATGTACCAGAAGTAACATTACTTGTACTTACATTTATTGTAGGCGTTCCATAACCACTTCCGTATGATGTGCTAATATTAGCACTAACAGAATATACACCTGTTAAATTAGTTTGTGCAGAAATATAAATTGGACCTCTATTTGCA